GTGCGCTGCGAATGCGACGGTCCAAGCGGACCCTGCGGGCAACCGGAAGCTGTCCAAGATCAAGAGCCGGGGAAGGATTGACGGAATGGTAGCCTTGGCAATGGCAATGTCGGTGGCAGGGACGTGGCAGGCGGGTGCTGGCCCTTCTGTTTATCAGGAACGCGGGATACTGGTGTTTTAATGGGATTCCGAGATTGGTTCCGGCCCAAGTCGGATAAAGACAGTAGCCCGAAGGCATTTGTTCTGAATTCGCCTGAATTCTATGAATACGTGCGAAACAACGGTGAGTATGGCGTGGGGGATGCCCTAAAGAACCCAAGCGTGATCCGGGCTGTTGATCTGATCTCTAGCGGCTTGGCTGCGCTGCCATGCGACATTGTGCGGCGCGGCGGCGCGCGGTCGGTAGAGGATACACACCCGCTTTACGAATTGCTGATGTTCCGCCCGAATGATTGGCAGACCGGGTTTGAATTCCGCCAGCTAATGCAGGCATGGACGCTTATTCACGGCAACGCTTATGCAAGGATTGTGCGCACCGGTCGCAGGGTTTCCGCACTGTTGCCGATGGACCCTGCGCGTGTTCTGGTCGAGCAAATGCCTGATTTCAGCTTGCGCTATACCGTTTCGAGCGGTGACGGGCGGCAATCCTTCAACGTCGCGCCTTCGGATATATTCCACATTCGCGGCTTTTCGATGGATGGGGTTAAGGGGATTTCGCGGGTTAAGCAGGCGGCAGACGTTATCCGAATGTCCGTCGATGCGCAGCACGCGGCGGCTATGCTCTTTCAGAATGGTGTAATCGGCGGCATGGCCTTGCATCACCCGCAAAAGATCGGCCCAGAGGCGGCGGCAAACCTTAAATCGTCTGTTAACGCTTACAATGCCGGTGCCAAAAATGCCGGTCGCACAATGATTCTTGAAGAGGGAATGACCCGTTCCTTCGCCCCGGTTAATTCGCAGACTCTGGAAATGGGAAAAATGCGGGCTGATCTGGTGGAGGAATTTGCCAGATTGTTTGGCGTGCCGCGCCCTTTGATGATGGTGGACGATACAAGCTGGGGAACAGGCGTTGAACAACTGGCAATTCAGTTTGTGAGGTTCACACTGAGGCCGTGGTTTGTAGCGTGGGAGCAGGCGATTGAGCGCGCTTTGATGCAGGCCGGTGATCGGCGTCTATTCCGCGTGGATTTCGATGAACGGGAATTGCTACGCGGGACTATGTCCGAACAAGCGGAGTTCTTCTCAAAGGCGCTTGGCTCTGGTGGCCATAAGCCTTGGATGGAAGCAAACGAGGTGCGCGAATTGTCGGGCCTCGCCCCGCACGCGGACGGCAGCGGCCTTGTTGCCGCAGGAGAAATGAAAAATGACACTTCGCAACCTGCCCGTTAAGGCTTTCACCCGCCCGCAGTCATATCAGTTTGACGCGCCCGCTGATGCGCTGGAACGGTGGCAGCCCCTTGCCGCAGAAGCAGACGGTAAAACGATTTCGATTTACGACGTGATCGGCGAGGATTGGTGGACTGGTGAAGGCGTTACCGCCAAGCGCGTTGCCGGTGTGCTGCGATCAATCGGAAAAAATGCCGTCACAGTGAATATAAACAGCCCAGGCGGCGATATGTTTGAGGGCCTGGCAATCTACAACCTGCTGGTGGAACACCCGGCAGAGGTGACGGTGCGCGTTATGGGGCTGGCTGCGTCCGCCGCGTCCATAATCGCTATGGCTGGTGACCGTGTGGAAATGGGATTGGGTTCAATGCTCATGATTCATAATTCATGGGGGATGGCTGTCGGCAACCAGAACGACATGCGGGAAGCGGCAAACACATTTGCCGAGTTTGACGCGGCTATGGCTGACATCTACGCAGCGCGTACCGGCATGAAGGTTGCGGAAGTGGCGTCTTTGATGGACGCGGAAACTTTCATGCGGGCCGAATCTGCTATGGAAAAGGGCTTTGCAGACGCGACGTTTGAAGCCCCCGAATATGACGAGAAAGACAAGGGCGTCGATGCCAAAAAGGCACGCGCCCGCTTAGATGCAACCCTTGCAAAAACTGGAATGCCGCGTGTCGAGCGGCGTGCGCTTTTGCGGGATGCTACCGGCACGCCCCGCGCTGCCGAAGAAGCCATGCCCGGCGCTGGCTTGGACGTGGGTGCGCTTGCGCGCCTTGTTTCAACGATCAAGCCCTAAGGAGTAAATCATGGGTATGATGCACAATCCCGCTCGGGGGGTCATGTTCGCACGCGCGGACGCTGCCGATGCGACAAAGATTCTTGCCACGCTTCAAAAGACCTTTGAAGAGTTCAAGGAAACTCACAGCGATGAAATCAAAGGCGTCAAGGCCAAGTTTGACGACGTGGTGACGCGCGACAAGCTGGACAAAGTGAACGCCGCGCTTGGCGACATGCAGTCGGCACTGGACAAAATTGCCGCACAGCAAGCGGCTGTCGAAATCGGCGGGGCCACGCGCACCGTCCCGGATTCTGACTATTCCAAGGCGTTTGCGCAGCACTTTCGGCGCGGAGACGTTCAGGCGTCTTTGACCAAGGGGACCGACCCGGAAGGCGGATTCCTCGCCCCGCGCGAATGGGACCGCACGATCACCGACAAGCTGATTATTTTGTCGGAAATGCGGTCGCTGGCAACCGTGCAGACCATTTCGGGCAACGGCTTCAAAAAGCTGTTCAACCTGCGCGGCACTGCGTCTGGTTGGGTTGGCGAAGCAACTGCGCGACCGGAAACCGCAACTGCGACCTTTGGTTCGATGGATTTCCAGACGGGGGAAATTTATGCGAACCCGGCTGCGACCCAGCAAATGCTGGAAGACGCAGAGGTTGATCTGGAAGCGTGGCTTGCGGGCCAGGTGGAAACTGAATTCGCCTTTCAGGAAGGCTTGGCCTTTTTCAACGGCACTGGGGCCAACGGTCGCCCGAACGGGATTACGACCTACATCACCGGCGGCACAAACGCGGCTGCGAACCCTCTTGGCGCGATCACGACCGTCAACTCTGGTGCGGCTGCGGCGCTTACGGCGGACGGGATTGTAAGCCTCGTTCACGCGCTGCCAACGGCGTTTACCGGCAATGCGCGATTTGCGATGAACAAAGACACGCACAGTCGGGTGCGTCTGCTGAAAGACACGACGAACCAATACCTGTGGCAGCCGACCTATGCCGCTGGGCAACCGGCAACGCTGGCAGGGTATCCGATTTCGGAAGTGGCGGCTTTGCCGAACGTCGCTGCTTCGTCCAAGTCGGTGCTGTTTGGTGACTTCCGCCGCACCTATCTCATCGTTGATCGTGTCAACACGCGGGTTATGCGTGACCCATACAGCAACAAGCCTTTTGTCATGTTCTACACGACAAAGCGCGTCGGTGGCGGGGTAGTCAATCCGGAGTCAATGAAGGCGCTGAACACGTCTGTCTGATCGGCTTTACCAGAGGGGGCGGGGTTGCCTGCCCCCTTCGTCAAGCCGAACTTAGGAGGCTTCAATGCTGAAACCCGTGCAAACCGTCGCGCCTGTCGGAACCATTGTTTCGGTAGAGGAAGCAAAGGCGAACCTGCGCATAGATCACGATGCAGAGGATGGTTTGATTTACGACCTGATTTCCGCCGTCGATGCCTATTTTGACGGGTGGTCTGGCGTTCTTGGGCGGTGTGTAAGGCCGCAGACATGGATTTACCGCACGGCAACCTTGGGAGACACCCGGCTGCCATTTCAGGACGTGCAAAGCGCGGTTGTGCGCTATCTGGATTTGGCTGGTGTAGAGCAGACCTTGCCCGCGCAAAACTACCGCCTGCACAACGACGATCAAGGTGGTCTGCTGGAACTGGTGGACGGCGTTGCGCAGCCTTCGGTGCTTGACCGGATCGACGCCGTGCGGATTGAGGCTGTTTATGGGATGGCCGCAGTGCCGCCTGCACTTAAACGGGCTGCGCTGCTGATGGTCGGGTTTCTGTACCAAAACCGCGAGGGCAGCGGCGAAAAACCCTATGCGGTAGACATGCTGATTGCCCAGTTTCGGCGTGTAAGTATCTGATCGCCCCGTAATCGGGCGATGAAACATCATCAAAAATCGGAGAGTACCAAATGACGGTTTCGGCAAAACTTTCGGCTGTCTTTGAAGCATCGCAGGTCGGGACCAACGACTACGGCGGGCCTAATTTCAGCGCAGTCATGCAGGATGTGCTGCAGCTTTCAAATGGAGGCGGCGCAGGTCAAGCGAACATTCTTTTTATGGACGAGCGCACGGTTGCATCGGCTGCAAACGATGATCTGGACCTGAACGGCACTGCCCTACAAACGGTGTACGGGGCGAACATTGCTGCTACGTCGATTGTAGCGGTGCTGATCGTCAACGCGCCGCGCCTTGCGTCGGACCCGGTGAATACAACCAGCCTGACCATCGGTGGGGGCACTAGCCCAGTCACTACATTCATGGGCGGCACGACTCCGACCTTCGGGCCTATTCGGCCAGGCGGATTTCTGTTCTTCGGCTGCGACGCAGTAGGTGGTGTCGGCGCTATCACCGCTGGCACGGCGGATATTCTGCGGATCGCAAACAGTGCAGGCGCGTCGGCAAAGTACCAAATCGCATTGCTGATGCGCGGCTGATGGACGCCGGTTCCCTTGACCGGCGGGTTCAATTCCGCCGGGGTCAGATTTCGGATGACGGCTTTGCGTCGGTCGAGACGTGGGCGGACTATGGTTCGCCTGTATCTGCGGCCCGTCAGTTTGTTTCTGACAGGGAGCGCGTGCAGTCCGGGCAGGTCGCGGCGGTCATGATGGCCCGGTTTACGGTGCGATGGTCGCCTTTCACATCTGGCATATCACCAAAAGATCGCCTGACCTGCGAAGGTGTTGAATACGACATCACCGGAATCAAGGAAATTGGGCGGCGCGTCGGTGTGGAAATATCGGCAAGTGCGAGGGCCGATCAATGACTATGGAATTCAGGGTCACAGGTTTTGCGGAACTTCGCCAATCCCTTGAACAACTGAATTCGGTGTCGCGCAGTCAGAATGCGCTAAAACGCGCGATGTTCAAAGCGATTGAACCGACTGCCGACTTGACCCGTGCTTTTGTTCCCGTTCGCACCGGCAATCTAAAGCGGTCAATTACCGTGAGCGACAAACTAAAGGGCCGCGCAAAAGAAGCGGACGTTGTTTCGGTGTTTTTGGGCACTTCGTATCAGAAGGGCGCGCGAGGGCGGCACGGTCATTTGGTGGAGTTTGGGACCGTAAAGGCACGGCCTCACCCGTTCCTGCGCCCCGCATGGGATCAAGATGGCCGTGCGCTTTTGGCGCGTCTGTCCGATGAAATGCGCCGCGAAATAGAGCGCGCCGTCAAGCGCAAGGTCTGACACATGGAAGAAGCATTTCGCGCCTTGATCCTTGGGATTGCGGCGGTGCAGTCGCAGGCGGGCGGGCGCGTGGATTGGGGCCTGTCACCGCAGGGCGGGGCATACCCGTGCATCAGCCTCACCGTCATAAATGACGGCCCGATTGATCACAGCTTAGACGGCCCCGGCGTTTCGCAAGCGCGCGTGCAAGTCGATTGCTGGGCCGTGACCTATCGCGCGGCAAAGGTTCTGTCGCGCGCCGTGCGGCTGGCGTTGGACGGGTATCAGGACGCGGGTTTTGCGGGCGTCCTGATGGCAGGAGCGCGTGACCTGCAAGACGAAGACGGGGTGGACCAGATTCACCGCGTTTCGATGGACTTCACTGTGACTTATCACTTCAACGGCTAAGGAAAAATCATGCCCACTAAGCAGACAATCGTATGGGGCGGTAAGGTCGAGCGGTCGCTCACCGGGGCTGCCAACTCCTACACAAACATCCCGGAGGCCAAAGGTCTTGTCGTACCGCAAATCACGGTCGAGTATCAGGACGCCACATCGCTGGATAGCGAAGGTGGATTTCGTGAATACGTCAAGGGTCTGAAAGACGCGGGCGAAATCACGATGGAAGCTGGCTACACGCCGCTCGGATATGAGCAGCAAGTTGCGGATCAGGCAGCGGCAGATGCGATTTACTATAAGGTGACAATGCCGCGCGCTCCGGGGCAAACTGCCGGGGACGTGTTCACGTTTCGCGGGTTTCCGTCGCCTTCGGTTACAGCCGATGATGTTGGCGCGCTTGCCTCAATGAGCATCAACATCCGCATTACAGGCGGCGTTGTTTGGGTCAAGGGCGCTGGCGCATGAAATCAGTAACCTTTGAACTTGACGGGGCGCAACATTCATTGCGCCTCACCATGCGGTCAATGGTCAAGTATCAAAACCTGACCGGCGAAACTATCGGCATGGCTATCAGCGCAATCCAAAGGGATGCATCGGATATGAGTCGAGCGGGACGGCTGTTTTGGGCCGCGTTGCAGACAGAAGCAACCGAAGCTGACGCGATGGATATGATGGAAAAGATTGGCGTTGCTCGTGCTTTGGAAATGGTCGGCAAAGTCTTGGCAATTTGCCTTGAAGACCTGACCGGGGAAATCCCTGGGAGTGATGAGGGAAACGCGCCACGCCGCAAAAAGGCGGCGACCTGATTTACGGCTTGTGGTCAGTTTGGGTTGAAGTTGGTCAAGCGCCAAGCGAATTCTGGGACTTGACCGTTTCGGAAGTTAATCTTGTGATCAGTGCCGCATCAAAGCGGATAAGGTCAGAATTTGAACGAACGCGAGCCGCGTCGAATGAATTGGCGCACAACATTGCCCGCGCGTTCCACGATCCGAAAACCCTGCCGAAATACGAACCGATGCTTGAAAGACGGGCAGAGGTAAACACCGCAGTCGATGACGAAACGGCGCGCGGATATTTGATTCACCTTGCCCTGCGGAGTCAGCAATGACGCAAATCCCGGTCGCCGGTTTACATTCTGAGTTGTCCCTTGGGACGGCAAAGCTGCAATCCGGCGTTGCAAACGCGGATCGCCTTCTGAACCGGCTTAATACGACTATGGGCGGCACGGCTCGTCGGGCGCGCAAGGCCGGGGATGATATTGACGCAAATCTTGGCAGGGGCCTAAAGGGGGCCGAAGCGTCTGCGGCGGCATTTGAAAAACGGATCGACTTTCTGTCGCAGCGTTTCAATCCGCTTTACAGTGCGTCAAAAAAATACGAGGGACAGGTCAGGCTTCTGGACGAAGCGCTAAAGCGTGGCGTGATTACAACTGCGCTGTACGATCAGAACTTGGAACGCCTGAACGCGGAACTTGCCGGGGTTTCGACTGCTGCGAATACCGCGTCTGTTACAGTTGACAGGTATAACGGTTTTGCCCGGGGCATGGCCGCGCAGACCGGCAATATCGCGGCGCAGTTCCAGGACATCGGGGTGCAGCTTGCCGGTGGGCAATCGCCATTGCTGATCGCATTGCAGCAGGGTTCGCAGTTGAATGGTGTCTTTACGTCGATGGGGGCCAATCTCCGGTCGGTCGGGCCGCTGCTGCTGACTGCGTTCAAATCGCTGATTTCGCCGATTTCGCTTGTCACCATTGGCGTGATTGCAGCGGGTGGCGCGCTTTTCCAATGGGCATCCGGGGCAATGAAGGCCAAGGATGACAGCGCAGCCCTTACTGCGGAAGCGGAACGCCTCAAGTCGATCATGGAGGGCCTGACGGAATCGACCCGCGCCCTTCGGCTTGAGCGGGAAATGGCCGCGAGTGGCGCGTCAAACGAGGCAGAGCAGAACGCCCTTAATGAGATTAACCGCCTGACCGAAGAGCGGGAACAAATCCTTGTGCGGATTAACTCGCTGCAAGCGGGCCGCGCCGCTGGTTTCCGCGAAGCGGCGGAAGACGAACGCGACGCGCTGAGCGCAAGAATGGCGGAAATTGATGTTGCCGTCCAGCTATTGACGACCGAACAAGACCTTGGCATTGCCGCGCGTCTGCGGGCCAATGAAATTCGTGATTCCTACCGCGACCAACAGGCAGCAGCAGAGGCTTTGCGCGACAGGATGTTTGCCGCGTATCAGGTCTATGCACTTACGCGGAACATGGCCGTCTCGCTGGCCCAGGAAACCTTTCGTGCCGCGCAGGCGCTTGGCGCTATGAAGCTGGAATTCAGCACTGGCGGGCAGGCGCTGATGAATTATGGTTCACGGACGCCAGGGGGAACCGAAGCACAGAACGCGCTGGCCGCACGGTTTGCACCAAAGATTAACTTGGGCATCGGCTCCATAGGAAAGTCTGGCGGCGGCAGGGCTGGCGGTGCCGGGGCCGCCGGGCTGTCTGATATCGCGCGCGAGGCAGAGCGGCTTAACACGGCGGTCAAGGATGGCACGACCCCGCTGGAAAAGTACCGCGCCGGACTGGCCAAGCTGGGCGATCTGAAAAAGAACGGGCTGACCGACGTTGCTTACTCCAAGGAGGCGGCGCGGCTGAACGAGGAACTGACAAACTCGTTGCCGCTGGTCGGGGACGTGGCAGATGCGTTCGGTGCCTTTGTGTCGCGCGGGTTCAGCGACTTCAAGAGTTTCACGAATTCGATCATGGGCAGCTTCAAGAAGATGCTGGCCGACATGATTGCGACGGCTGCCAAGAAGCAGATCATGATTGCCATTGGCGGCAAAGCGGCTGGCGGCGGGGGCCTTCTGGGCGGTCTGCTTGGCGGGGGCAAAGGCGGCGGGCTGCTTGGCGGTCTGGGCGGGGCTGCGGTCCTGGGGCCTATTGGCGCAGGTGTGGCGCTGCTGGGTGGGCTGTTCGGGCGTCGTCGCGCAAAAAAGCGCGCAGAGCAAGAGCGTCGCGCAGCGGAGGAAGCGCAGCGCGCGGCGGCAGCGGAAGCCGAGAAGCAGCAGCGCACAGGGTTGGAAAACCAGATTTTCAGCCTGCAGGGCAACACCGCTGAATTGCGCCGCCGTGAGTTGGAAGCCTTGGCCCCGGCCAACCGCGCGTTGCAGGAACGTATTTGGCAGTTGGAAGATGAGCAGCGCGTGTCTGAGGAACGCAAGGGCCTTGAAGGGGCTTTGCTGACGATCGAGGGCAACACGGCTGAACTGCGCCGCCGCGAACTGGACTCCTTGACGCCTGCAAACCGCGAATTGCAGGAGCGCATTTGGAAGCTGGAAGATGAACAACGTGCTTCCGAAGAACTGAAAGGTCTTGAAGGCGAACTTCTGGCCCTTCAAGGCAACACCGCTGAGTTGCGCCGCCGGGAACTGGAAACCTTGATTCCTGCCAATCGGGAAATGCAGGAACGTATCTGGCAGTTGGAGGACGAACAGCGTTTTGCCCAAGAGCGCAAGGGTCTGGAAGAGGAACTTCTGAGCATTGAAGGCAATACCGTCGAATTGCGTCGCCGGGAACTGGACGCCCTGATTCCCGCAAATCAGGAATTGCAAAAACGTATCTGGCAGTTGCAGGACGAACAGCGTGTTTCCCAGGAACTCAAAAGTCTGGAAGAAGAACTTCTGAGACTGCAGGGCAATACTGCGGAATTGCGCCGCCGCGAACTGGCGGCACTGTCCCCGGCCAATCAGGAAATGCAAAACCGCATCTGGAAATTGCAGGACGAGCAGGCCATTGCCGCAGAGCGTAACAGTCTGGAAGAACAGCTTCTGAGGCTGCAGGGAAATACTGCGGAATTGCGCCGCCGGGAATTGGCAGCGCTTGATCCAAGCAACAGGGCGCTGCAGGAACACATCTGGAAACTTGAAGATGCTGCCGAGATCGCTGAAAAACTCAGCGAAGCGATGAACCGTTTGAACGAAGAAAACTTTGCAACCCTTCTGGATTTCAACCGGGCGCGTGCCGCCTTGGCTTATGGCAATGCTGCGCCGTCCGTTGTTACGATTGATCCTAAAGTAAACCCGAGAAATCGGGATGATCGAAATGAAAGACTGTTTACTTCGATGAATAACCGACTTGCGCAGGTGGAAAAATACTTCACGCGCTGGGATATTGACGGAATGCCTGCAGAGCGCGCCGCATGAAGATCATCGTCCCCCGCGCCTTCGATCCGGCGAAGATCACCACCACCAATCTGCCGCTGTCGGAAACGGTCTGGGCGGCGGGCACTGTTGCGGTTGGGGCGCGACGGTATGTGTTGCCGTCGTATGATCTGTATGAGGCTGTGGCCGCGACTGCAGACAATCCGGTGACGGGGGCGGCAAAAGAGGTTGCAACCTGGGTCAAGGTTGGGAAGGTCAATCGGTTTGCCGCCTTTGACACTATCCTGGGCAACCCTTCGACGGGGACCGGAATAGCGATCAGCCTTGCGCCGGACGGATCGGTGACGAACGGGCTGGCGCTGTTCGGGGTAACTGGTACGACCGCAACGGTGACTGTCGCAGACCCGACCGATGGGACGATCTACAGCCGGGTTTTGTCCCTGAGCGATGAGTCCGGCGTGTTTGACTGGGGCAGCTATTTCTTTTCGCCGGTAATTCGGCAGACCGATTATGCGCTGACGGACCTGCCCCTGTACGGCAGCGCGACCGTGACCCTGACCCTGACGGGGGCGGGGACGGTGGGCGAAATGGTGTTGGGCCAGGTCGCAGAAATTGGTGACACTGGTTTCGGATCAGAGGTGAACATTCTGGATTTTTCCCGGAAGGACCGGGATGTGTTCGGCAATGCCATTTTGATCCGACGCGCCTATGCCGACCGCGTAACCTATGATGGCACAATTCAAACGTCGCGCGTTGCCTTTGCCCGACGGTTGCTCGCCTCGGTGCGGGCCGTTCCGACGGTTTATATCGGCAGCGTTGCCCACCCGGAAACCGTGGTGTTCGGGTTCTTTCGAGATTTCACAATAACGCTGTCGGGGCCGAGCGTTTCGGACTGCACGCTGGAAGTAGAAGGGTTGATCTGAGATGGTAAAACCGACACCCCCGACCGCGCCGGAAGCCCCGCTGCGGTCTGACCCGGCCTTTTCGACAAAGGCGCAGACCTTTCTGACTTGGCTGTCTGGCGTGTTTTACACCTATGTCGGCAATGCAGTCGATTATGTTGACGAGCGCGCCGATGAAGCGTTGGCCGCTGCCACGACCTTTGGCTTTCCGAGCATCACGGGCAAGGCCCTGAATTTTACGCGGGTCAATTCCGGCGCAACCGCATTGGAGTTCCGGACCGCTGCGCAGGTGCGAAGTGACATTGGCGCGACAACGGTTGGGGCTGCGGTGTTTACGGCGGCGGATGCAGCGGCGGCGCGCAGCGCCATTGGAGGTCCGCCACCCCCCCAAAGCGCAGCAGGTGTTGGGCAGGAACTGTCATACACTTCCGGAGTGTCACAAGCCTTGGTTGCCCCTGCTGGTGGTATTTGGCGCGTGTATTGGCTTAGGTTCGACGGCACTGCTTTCAGAAGCGCGCATGGGGCTTTTGTAGGCGCTGGTGGTTCAACAATAGCAAGCGCAGTCACCAATGATAATTATTTTGCTTTTGCCTGGAGGCAATCGTGATGCTTGCTGAAATCATCAGACGGCGTGTTGATGGAACCTTTGTCGGTTTGGTCAATGGTGCTGAATACCATATAATCCCCGATGATGCTTTTGCCCCGGCTGGCCTTTGGGATTGGGCTGTTGCCGAGGCCGCACGGCTTGGCGATGATCTGCCGCTGGAGCCGGGGCCGCCCCCGCCAACGCCGGAACAAGTGCAGGCGGGCTACACCGCTGCAATCGAAGCGCATGTAGAGGCCACGGCACGGGCGCGCGGATATACCTCTGCGGTATCCTGTGCGACCTACGCGGCAAGCACAATTCCGGCATGGCAGGCCGAAGGCGCGGCTTTCGTGGCATGGCG